CTCCGGAGTTGTCTTGTGGTGTGATTATACCAAATCGTAATCACAAATATAATCAATGCTGATTCGTGTAACGTGCGAGCCGTCATTGAAGTAACCCGCGTTATTGTTGACCTCAGTCGCCCATGCTTTCACGCCGTTGTAAGCAAGGTTGTTAAACAGCGGCAATGCAAGCCGTGCGAGCTCGTCAGCGACTAAATAAGCCCTATCATCTGGCACATGTATGTCTAAGGTCATTAAACCCTGCTCAAGGCGTCTCTTACTTTCTGACAGCTCAACCTCTGTTGTGGTTGGCGCGCCATAAATGCGAATGTAACAACCTGCATACTGACCAGTAGAAGGAATGTTTGGTTGCGGAGCGTTAACATAAACAACCGGTGTTGCCGTCCAGTTTGCGCCCACGTATTCACTGATTTCTTTCAGTGCGTTAATGTAACTCATCGGCCTTTACTCCTTTCTAGTGCTGCTTTGATGCCTGGGCGCGTAATGCCATTTGGTGCTTGTTTTGAAAATCCACTCTCTGACAACTTTTCGTATATCGGAGTTATTGGGTTTGCTCTTGTGCCTGTTTCGTTGGTTCGACTGCCGACTTTTACAGGGTTTGGATAGAGGCCTGTATCGATAACGTTAGCATAATCAATGTTATTCTGAATCATGATGTAGTCTATATCCGCGCCCTTCTTCAATGCTCGCTTAATTACCGCCCGACCAAGCTTGTAAGGGTCACTTGCAATTTCATCACGCGTCCTTGTTGTGTCCTTGTTAATTGTGACTAGCCAGTTATTACGAAACCGACCAGTATCAACGGGGCTTAGATTCACGAACTCAGATAAGCAGTTCATGGCCAGTTCCTCGACATCATAATCAACTTCATCTTGTAGCCAATCCGCAGCATCATCAAACTCATTACTCATAACGGCCTCACATGTAGCATGGTAACGATATACTTCGGCGGTCTATCCACTCCCTTAATTGACCAGTGCTGCCCCAAATCATCTACGGCGGTTGTATTCTGGCCGAACGTAAAGCCTTCGTACTCATCATTCCTAACCAGTAAAGAAGCATCACCCGTTTGCACAGCACCCTGAACCTCGCGGCTTGAGAAGTACCTAACCAGTGCTCGACCTTGCTTTGTTTCCTGTGTTGGATTGGGATTCGATGGCGACCAATCACCCGCAGGGTTGCTAAAAGTGAAGTTTTCGCCCGGGTCTTGACCAATGTCAAACTCGTTAAATAGCTCGGTCAACTCCTCAAATTCTTGTCTTGTTTTGCTCATACTCTAAACCATCAGTTTTAACGTGTTATTCATTATACATTACGTGCAAGACGCAATTTGCGAGTGAATTTGCGCCCCTACTCGCATTTTACTTCCTTATTAAAATCATGAACTTATCTGAGTTTATGCACTTTTGCGACTTATACACCCCCTAGGGCGTATGTACTTGCATTTTAGGTCGCGCAATCAGTAGGGTGTAAAAACCTGTATAGGTATATGTATATTTGTATTTTATAGTTATTTATTTAAGAGAGCCCTTACGTGGCAAGGGCTGCGAGCGTTTTGAGAAAATGCGACCCCTAGTGCAAATCACTCGCAAAAATGCAATTAAACACTGTTTTATTAGATATGTGAGATTCGTCACAGTAGTTTTGATGGTGAGTGGTTAGAATGGGTGTAACTTAAATGGAGAGGAAGTAAGCATGAGTAAGTGGATTCCACTAAAGGAAGGCATTCCAAAAACTAGTCATGACGAGATTGTAATAAAAAACGATAGGGGATGGACTAGGATAGTTAGATTCCTGAATACAATAAGACATGGCAGGCAGTTTGTTGATTGCTACGACAGACCAATAAAGGGGTTTAATGCGACTCATTATTTTCCACTTCCTAAGGATGAGTAACCATGACCAAGGGCGATATTATAATCAGCTTCTTTCTTGAGCATGAAGGGGTTGAGGTTGAAATGTCAGAGGTTGTATCTGGTACGGGATTGCAACCGCAACAGATAGCCACGACAATCTGGTGGCTCAACAATACCGGAAAGATAAATGGACTTGTAAGGCTGCGTAAGGGCGTCTATTGCTTTAAGCCTAAGTTCGATATCAAGAAACACAGAAGTCACGCTGAGATGGCGTATGAGGCGCTTAATGAGCATGGTAAGCTTAACCCTGACCAGTTAGCGGAGATTGTCGACGTTCCTGTGTCATACGTATATCAGGTGATTAAGTTGGTAAAGCAGAAGTATCCAGTTAAAATTAAACGACAAGTAACATATGAGGTGATTAAATAAATGGCAAAGAAAATACTAGTAACAAAGGAATGGCACGAAAAAGCTATGTACGCAATGACCGAGGTTGATAAGCACATCAACCACAACAACGCAATCATAAACGGACTTCGATCGTTCCTTTGCACAAAGTTAACGCCAGAGCAGCAAGCTCAGTTAGAATCTGAAATTGAAAGTTTTATGGAGAGTGAAAATGAGTGACGCGAGACAAGGCCGTGGAGCTGGCAATCATGGCAAGGCGTACCGTGAATCTAGTTTTTGGGATTCAATCGAAAAGAAGAAAAAACAGCAGCAGAAAGATAAGGATGGGAAGTGATGATTTGGAGGTTTCTAGCAAAGTTAATGCTAACAAAAGAAGAAAGGGAACTAGCCGAGTTGATGGCAGGAAGGAAAGTTAGAGTATCCATAAAATCAAGTGGGTACTGCATAAGTGAGGAAGATTAAATATGTGGCCAATATGTCATAAGTGCGGAAAGAAGAACTTCTTATGGTTCCGCACTGGAAGTAAGATGTGCAATAGATGCATTTAAAAACTAAGCCTCCAATTACGGAGGCTTTTTTTATAGCTTCTTGCAAGTAGTAAACCCGCCAGAGCTTCCACGCGTTAACAAGTCAAACAAATACAACTCAGCGATAGTATCGAAGACTTGGTTCTCTTGGTCTTCTGGTGATAATCCGCTTGTGTATTCGACCTCTTTGAACATGCCGCTTACCAGAGATTTCTTTTCACTCTTAATTGTTGCGCCTGGTGATGTCGATACAACGCCTCTAACAACTCCGTCAAGGATTTGAAACGCAATCTCATACGCTGAGTTGATAACTTCACTTGGAACGCTGTCAGATGGATACAGGCGACCTGTGTGGCTACCGTATGCATTCTTTCGCGCCCATTCCAGTTCTTGATTGATATCCGCTCGCTCACCAATCCATTGCGAACGGTATTTGGAGTCTAGTTTTTTACTTGATAGTTCAAGGTTATACGTGATTTGCTCATCGGTATAGGTCGAATAGTCATACCCCGCAGCGTCACAGTAAAGCTTAAAGTCGGTAATATTGCCGTACATTTGTGATGTTCCTCACAGTTTTGATTGTCTAGCGGTATTTTAGCACCATTAACCGTTGACGTGATTCGCATCGGTGATAATATCAATCCCGTAGAAGAGATGCAGCGAATGTTTCTCCCACCAGTTCCGCAAGCCAAGACGGGTCATCCTTGCCCCGAGTGCGTTCAGGTGCAATTCGTTAGCGCGATGTTTTCTTAGTTTACATTGCATGGTAAGGGTAGCCACTTTCGCGATAAGGCTTGACACTCTGGAAGAGACAGAGATAACCACTAAACACGTTGGTATCATTAATTTAAGTATTTTTGTTACGTATAAGGCAGCGTGTTTAGTAGTTATAGGTTATCGCAGGATATGGATTAAACTCCATGCGCTCTACTCATTAGGCCGATGAGATAGGTGGGTTCGATTCCCGCCATTGACCTCCCAAATTAACCCCGTCATAAAACTTACTTTAGTTTGACGTCACTAGATATTTCGTCTTGGCGGGGTTTACCAAATTTAGCAATTAACGTCGTATTCCTTCTTGGTCGTTGTCATGCGTTTGTTCAATTCACTGTTGATTGCTAACTACTAACCACCTTTCGGGGTGGTTTTTTATTATCTAACGCGCACAAAAAAGCCCGGGGAAATTCAACCGGGCTCTCTCACCTAACCAGCATCCCAAGCTAATCAGGACTAAACCGTATCAGGGTTTAGCAATGTCACTTCACAGCGAGTAACAGATTTAACGCAATCTGTTAACGAGATAGATATCACCTCACCAATGAAACCTAGATTCAATATAGGCGTTATAATTAAAGCCTGTCAAGTTTAATGGTGGATAAAATGCAAACGGTTAATTACGAAATTATCAAACAGTTCGAAGGTCTACGGCTTGAGGCTTACAAATGCCCTGCCGACGTTTGGACTATTGGTTATGGCCACACTAACAAAGTCAAACCAGGCGATGTAATCACAGAAGGTGAGGCTGATATCTTGCTCGCTCTCGATGTGCAAGAGGCTGAACGCGCTGTTAGTTCCTATGTTGATGTTGATATCAATCAAAACCAATTCGACGCACTGGTGAGCTTTGTGTACAACTTAGGCGCGGGTAACTTTAAGTCATCCACGTTACTAAAGAAGCTCAACCAAGGTGATTATCTTGGCGCGGCCAATGAGTTTCAGCGATGGAACAAAGCGGGCGGTAAAGTGTTGCGCGGCCTGGTTCGTCGCCGTGAAGCTGAAGCAAATCTATTTATTGGAGTTAAAGCATGAACAAATTCGCATTAATCGCAAATGTAGTCGCAAAGATTGGGCCTAAAGTTAAAGGTTGGATTTTCGCAGATGGTAAGTTTCAAAAGACTCGCGCCATCATTATGTTGGTCGGCTTTGGTTTGATCGCCTTGAGTGTTGAATACTTCGGCGCGGCCAATACGCAAATCTCACTAGAGCTACTAGATGCACTAAGCGACATGATTGGTTATGTAGAGTGATGCAAGTCACACTTTAGAATCAAGTTAATTGTAATCCTCGTTGTAGTTGGTAAAGTTATTCCAACACAAACAGCGAGGATTTTTTAATGGAAACGCTAAAAATCAAACCAGAGTGCATTCACTCTTTTATCCCACCACGAAAGGCCAGTTGCCACGCTGCCGGCTTCGATGTTTACGCACAGGAAGATGTGACGTTTAACTGTGAAACGCGCACCGTAGAGCTAGGATTTGCCACTGAGATTCCAGTCGGTTACTATGCTGAACTTTTACCGCGCTCGGGCTTTGGTAATAAGTACGGAATGCGATTGCTTGGAACTGTTGGAATAATTGATAGTGACTTTAGAGGGGTTTGGAAAGCAACCATCCAGCTAGAAAAAGGCAAAGAGTTGCAACTATCACGCGGCGACCGATTCTTGCAATTCGTTATGCACAAGCTTCCTGAGTTCAATATTGAAGTTGTGAGCGAGTTAACAGAAACGAAACGCGGCACTGGTGGTTACGGCTCAACTGGTACAAAATAAACAAACTTACTAACCAATAGGAAATATAAAAATGTCACATATCGTAAGCGGAAAACTACGCAAAGCACCATTCATCAAAGAAGGTTGCGGTCCACAAGGTGATTCAACAATGTTCATTATTGAACTTGCCGAAATGAACAAGGACTGGCAGACGCAAGAGAAGTCATACACTAACTACAAAGCGATGTTCTTTGCCAAGACTGACGCGGCAAAAGGTTACTATCACAAGGCATTCGCTGAAGGTTCGTTCGTTGTGGTTCAGTGCGAGAAGCTAAAGGTTGATACTTTCCAAGCTGATAGCGGCGTTACTTATGTAACTTTAAACATGGAAAACGCACGACTAGAAGGCGCGCTAACCGTTGAAGACCAAGGAGGAACGCCACAGCAACAACAACAGCAGCAAGGTTGGGGTCAGCCACAACAGCCGCAAGCTCAACAGCAGCAACAACGCGCACCACAGCAAGGCTACAACCAGCCACAAGGCAACATGAACCAACCACCACAGCAGGGGGGATACCAACAACCAAATCCACCCGCTGACTTTGATGATGACTAGCCTCGGCATCCCATTTTAATAGCCGCAAACGTTGTTATCAATCGCAACTATCAAAGTAGATTGAACTGAATATAAAATACATTCCATTTAAGTGATATAATACCTCTAACGAAAGTCGGAGGTATTTTTTTATGAAGCACTGCAATGTATGCGATAAAACAAAAGAAGATTCAGAGTTCCATAAAAGGAAAGCGTCAAGGGATGGATTGGCAGCAAGGTGCAAGCTATGCCAGAAGGAGTACGACACAGCAAGACTAAAAGACCCCAAAAGGATGGAGATGAGGCGTGAATATCAAAAGACCGAATCGGGCAAGGAAGCGCACAAACGAGCCACAAAGAAATGGATCGAAAAGAACACAATAAAACGCGCAGTACATATCATTACTGGTAACGCAATTAGAGATGGAGCACTAACCAAGAAAGATTGCGAAAAATGTGGATGCAGCTCACAAATTCAAGCTCACCACATGGACTACGCAAAGCCTTTGGATGTAACATGGCTTTGTGTTACTTGCCATGCTGAATGGCATCGGCTTAATGGTGAAGGTAAAAATTCACACTAAACAATCTGGCGGCTTAGGTCGCCATAAAGAGGAAATATGAGAAAGTATATATTCTGTGTTACGTTTTTTATTTCATGCGCTGCATTCGCTGTTGGGTTATTAATCGGATCGATGGATTACGAACATCCAATCGAGCAAGCGGCAGAGTACGAGGTTACTTGCGTCGATGATATTTTAACTGGTAGATTTCTATTTATTGGCGGTCAATACTTTAGGCATGGAGCAACTAAGGCCACGTGGATTCCATTAAAGCAATGTGGACTTGAACCAGTAGAGGTTAACTAATGGCAGAAACAATGGCTGAATTTTACGAGCGAAAATGGATTGAGACGGGTGATTTGAATTACCTTGAACTGGCGAATAAGTTGAGAAGCAAGAAGAAGGACGGTGAGTGATGGATTACAGCAAGATTAGAGATGAATGGGCTTGCCAGTATTGGTTTAGGTCTAGAGGTTTGATTAATTTTGAATCTAGTTATGCAAGAGTTAAGTTACTATTTAAATAAAACAAAGCCCCTAATTAAAGGGGCTTTTTCTTTATCCAGCAGGTGTAATTTTAACTGCAAACATAATCAAGTCTGTCAGTATCAAGTTACCTGCCGTGTTAGATGACATCTGGACGCTTAACTTCTCACCTGGTGCAATACTACCAAATACCACGGTAGAGAAACCAATAGCAGGTGATGCGCCACCGAACGACACGCCTACAGGGTAAAACTTAATCCCACCAGTGAACTCCTGGCCAGAATCACTAGCCACCTTTAAACCAATATAGGTATCAAGGAATGCAGGGTCAGTCGCTGTAATCGTTCCACTAAAGTCCACACGGTAAGATTGCTGTGAAGCTCCAACATGCTCAACCTCTGCCACATTGGCGCCCGCAGATGCAAAGTCAGAGTCATAACCAGTAACAGGTGCAACCAGTTGAGTGGTCAGATTAGCAGTGACAAACGCATCAGGGTCTGAGGTTACCGTGGTTGTTGCTAGGTCGTTGTTAGTGACAAGGATATTTGATGGAGCACCAACGAATGGACCACCACCACCGCCACCTTCATTGTAAAAATTAGTCGTAGTTGGCATAAATCCCCCCCCTAAGCAAAAACAACAACGTCAGCGCTGTCAGTGTAAATGCGACCTAACAATGGCGTGTAGGGTTCCCACATGAACGGAGAAGCGCCCAACACCATAGGCTCACCATCATTCAGGATGATAGTTGCATCCGCTACGCCTTGGTTCTGGATGGCAATAATTGGAGCATTGTAAGCATCTTGAATCTCGACATTTGTACTAACTGTTAGGGCGTAACCTTTAATTTGCTGGTTTGATTTCATAACTTAGCGCCTTTTAACTTTGCAAGTGCAGCCTGAACAGTCTCAGCTTCAGACTTTACGCCGACCTTTTCCATCATCTTGCGAATCTCAAAGTTTGACATTTGAGGGTTTTC